AGGGGTCTGCAGCGGTGAACCGAACGGATGCGACCTTGGCGCGTGCCTGGTTGTCAGGTCTTGTGCCGTCTCTTATAGCAGGATATCCTCTTGCGGTCCGGCAGTGCAGGTAATAGGTCTGTCCTCCCTGCTTGATTTGCAGCGTTCCTGGTGCGTTGAAGATATCCAAAAGCAGGCGCCTTTTCTGCATGATGTCGTTCCTGTTATCCCCAATTATCAGGATATCGATTCCGCATTCCCTTGCTTTGGCTGCGGTGTTGATGACTGTCTCTCCTCTCCCTGAAATGTTGGGGTTCGTGGTGATCTCTGTTGTTGAGTTTGAGAATCCTTCGATTCCGTCTTCTAAAACAATAAACCTGGTTCTGTCGCTGAGTGAATACTGCGTCCCGGATTCTGTTATCCAAACCCATGAGGGTGAGGTGAGTGTGATGTCTTTCGTGTCGCTTGCAGATCCATACGAGTTTGAGACCGTGGCGGTGATGGTCTTTCTCCCGCTCACTCCCGCTGCGTATGTGTGAGCGATTGTGGTACCTGTCCCGGTTGTTCCATCTCCGAAGTTCCAGGAGACTGTTGCTCCTTCTGCGCCGGTCGTGCTGCATGCAAACGTGATTGTTGAACCTTCGGAGAACTCTGCCTCTGTCGGTGCAGTGATTGTTATGCTCGGCGCAGCTCCTGCGGTGGTGGTCGTGATGTTACTTTCTGCAGGGGTTGTCCCTTGAGCTCCGGTCAGCACAACCTTGAACAGATACGTTCCTGCGGTTTGTGGGGTGTATGTTGCAGTCAGGTTTGTTGAAAACTCGACCCAGTCTCCTTCATTCGCTTTGACTTTCCATGAATAACTTTGGGTATATTTGGCGGCTGCGACTGAGCAGTTTATGGAGTTTCCGAGCGTCACGGATTGCGGGGTCACTGTCGGCTGCGTGATGAACTTCGGGTCTGCCAAATACTCAGCATGAGTGGCTGCGTCGACTGTTACCCCTGCGCCGATTATGGATACTTTGAAGAGCGTTGATGCGGTTGAAATGGTAACCTGTCCTGTCCATGTTGCAGTGTTTGTTGTGGCTCCTACGGTCTGCCAGGTTTGCCCAGCGTCGTTGCTCTGCTTCCATTGTGCGATGTATTGGTATGTCGCAGAAATCGTCGCGGAGATAGTTCTGGTGACTACTCCGTCTTCTCCGTGGCTGGCATCCAGTGTGACGGCAGTTATGGTTCCAGGCTGGTGGACAGAATATTCTTTCTCAGCGGTTGTCTGCCCATCTGTTACTGAAACCGCGAGCGTTCCCGGAGTTGTCGGTGTTCGAACGGTGACGGTCTGTCCGGTGTATGTCTGGCCGCCGATAGTCCATGTATAAGTCTGTCCTTCTGCAGCTCCTTCTGCGGAGAATTCGTAGTCTGTATTTATCAGAAGGTCTGTCAGCTCAGGTTCTGTGATGATAAGTCCCTGCTGCGGGGCATTTGTCCGGTTCAGCTGGCTTTTGTTTAGTGAATAAAGCACGTTTATTCCTCCTAAAAAATGGGGGTTTATTCCTCTGGCGGTTCAATATCTGGTTTATATCCCAGTTCGACGTATGCATTATATGTTTCCCAGCGTCTTTTTTCGGGGACTTCCTCCGGCCATGCCAGCGTGCCGTCATGGACCTTTGCTGCGTATTTCTTGCCCCAGAGTGTTGCCATTATGCCCCCTCCAGTTCACTGAGTCTGCTGTCTAAGTCGATGAGGAGGTCGTCTGTGTCTTCCTGCGCCTGTTTGAGCGCTGCGGCATAGATTTGTTCGTATTCCTGCGGGGAGTAAATGTACTGGGTTGTAACATACCAGATGGTTTGTTCTTCTCCGTGTTCGTCCTGTTCTGTTCTTGAATATATGCCGGTGTTGACGATTGTCGCGTCGGTGGCATATTCGATGGATGCGGGTTCGCATCCTCCGTATGATACATTCATGTATTGCTTCATTTGAAGTACTCTGTTAACTTGTGTGAAAGTGGCGTGTGTGTTTGGCTTAATATCGGGGCGAAGTACTTAAAATATATAAATCGCCTTGTTTCCGGTGTACAATGGCAAACCCAGCCCAGATACGACATTACGGTGCAGCGCTGCGACTCTGTGAGCTCCTTTGTCTTTTCTGCCTTCCGGGCTATTGCCCGGAGTGAGCGGGTCATCTTGAGGTAAATGTCTTTCCTTATGATTGTTTTGTCCGGGAATATCCGATATCCTACGAAATCCAGACCGCGGTCTGCAGGCCTGAATATTTGCCAGTTTGCCTTTAGTGACAAAGATAAATTCCGTTCCATATACCACTCTATCTCAAATTTAGCGCGCCTGAGCTGTTCTTTATCTTTGGAAAAAACGACTATGTCGTCCATGTACTGGCAGAACGTGTAACCGTTGGTCTCCATCCAGCGTGTGAACTCGACCATATAGCGGTTGGCCATAAACTGGCTCCAGTAATTCCCTATCGGGATGCCGTCTTGCGCTGCGGTTCCTTCGTCGTCGACTATGCTGTCCGGGGCGTCGAGGATTATATTCTTGATTACTTCAAAAAGATTATCATCCTCTATATCCTCCCTTATCATTTCGAGCAGGGTCGCTCTGTGTATGTGGGGGAAGTATTTTCTTATGTCGAGTTTGAGCACCCAGGTGTTTCCGTCCTTGCGGATGTAGTCTTCTGCCTGTCGGAGCGCGGAGTGAATTCCTCTCCCGGGGATGGCTGCGTGTGTGTTGTCGGACAAAAGCTCGAGGTAATAGGGTTGGTACCAAATCGCGAGCATCCATTGAACTACTCTATCTTTATACGGCACCTTTGCTATTATTCGGGGTTTCTTTCCATCGTTTATGGTCTCGACGATGTAATCTCCTGTCCGGTAAGTTCCGGCCTGTATTTCGTCGATGAGTTCGTGCAGGTTGTCTCGCAGGTTTTCTTCGAACTCCTGCACTTGTGTGTAACTTCTTTTGCCTCGTTTTGCGTTTACGTGCGCCATAAAAGCTGTGCCGTAATTCGCGACGTTGTCGGTCGTGATTACCTGTTTATATAGTTCTGTTTTGTCGTCCATAATTCTCCAAAGGATTGGGGAGCTTTGGTTGCTCCCTGTTTTTTTGGTCGTATTTTTGCCAAGGGGCAGGGGGGTATTTGCGCATTTTGATTTTTAGATCCTTTGCTGGCGCGCGCCGATATTCGTATTGGAATTGCTGAGCGTGTTATTCACATTCACATTGAACAAGCCTGCATTCGCGGCATTATTCCAGTTGCTGCTGACGATACTGCTTGAATATCAAAATGCCCCCCGTAAAAAAGGGGTGTCTGTTATTCGATCAAGGTCTGGAGGCGCGCGCCGATAGTCGCAGCGGAATTGTCGAGCGCGTCATAAACATACACAAGGAACAAGCCCGCATACGCGGCATAAGTCCAGTAGCCGCCGACGACACCGCAGTTTGACTGTGTTGTGTTGGAGTAACAGTAGTCAGCCCAGTATGTTGTTTCGGCTGCTCCTGTTGTTCTGGGTAAGAACGGGACTGTGTCGCTTCCGATTATGTCTTTGACGTATGCGCCATTTGCCCCTGTCATCTGGCAGCTTCCGCTGTATGCCGGGGATGTTGAAATCATGGCGTGGTCGCTTCCTCCGGTGATGGTGAAGTGTGCGACGTTGTTGGTTCCTTTCCAGAACTCTCCTAAAAATATCCAGACGTTGCCCCACATATTTTGGATGCCTCCTGCGGTGACTCCGTGGGCTCCGTCGGTGTACGGTGTCGCATGGCACCAGGGTGCTGCTGCGGACCAGTCGGAGTTGACGTTGGTGCTTGCGGTGTTTGTGCTCTTTGTATATCCTGCGCCCCACTTTGCCTGGGTGTTTCTGTCTCCTCCTTCGAATAAAAGCAGGATTGCGTAGAGCGTCCAGGTCATCGGGAGCATCTGGTTATAGTGTCCGTTTGTCCTTCCATATACTGCGGCAGTATATGCTGCGTCGTTGGTGATGCTGGCGGTTGGTTTCGCTGATGAGTTCATTGAACGCAGGGCGCTGCTTGAGATTATCCCTTCAAAAACACCGAGACCGAGCCAGCTGCATATTGTGGTTCCATACTGGTGTGCGGTCACTGCGTCCGGACTGAACTTGTACGTAGAGAAGCGGATTGTGGTGTTTCCGTCATTCACGTGGCTAACTGTCCACCAGATTGGTTCGTAGAGCAGCATAACGTCTCCTGCGGCGCCTGTGAGGTCGCTTGCGTTTCCGGTGCTGACAGTTCCTGTGTAATCGGTGGCTGTATATCCGAGGTTATCGTTATAAAGCCAGTTTACGATTTGACCGTTGTTTACTATTGCGTGATGTGCGAGTGACCTTACTACGGCCCGGCGCTGCGCTTCGGTAAGGTTGGCTGCTGCTTCGGAGTATGTGATGGCGTCGGTGCTTGCCCCGCTTCCGATGGTGAACGCATATATCTGAGTCGAGCTTCCTGTGACGGAGATTTCGCCGTTGTTTATGTTTATGCCGGACCCAATCTTTACCATTCCGAGCGTGTTGTTTGTTGCGGTCGGGATGGTGGCTGTGCCTCCTGAGACGAGGCTGTCTCCGTTCCCGTTCTGTACTCCTGCCACTTCTGCGGCGATGGTTCCGTCCTGGGTGACTGAGATGCCGGCACCTATTTTCACCAGTCCTTTGCTCTGGGTCGTTGCTGCGTCGGTGGTTGCGTAGGTGCCAGAAAGGTCTGGGATTTGACCTGTGGGGACTTTTCCTCCGGAGAGGTCTGCTTTGCCGTCCAGTGCGGTTTTGACCGCTGCGTCGCTTGGGTATTTCGTCGCATCGGTGTCGATGGTCTGGCTCAGGTTTGCGGTCTGCTTTGCGGCGATTTCTGCGGCGATGTCGCTGCAGTCTGCGGCGCAGTAAGGTCTGAATGCGGTTGATCCGGTTGGGAATTCATATCCGTTCTGTGCGTTTGTCTCGACGACTCTGCTTATGGTGAGCTGTTGCTGTGCGGTGTTGATTGCTGTGTATTCAAGCGTAGCAAACGGGGCGTCCTGTCCGGTTCCATTCACTATGGTGATGTAGTTCGTGGAACTGTTGGGGCTGCCCAGCGTCGGGACGGCTGCGACATTGCTTATTTTTAATGTCGTGCTGGTGCCAAGGGTGAACGCGGCCAGTGTGGTGGTCTGCGGTGACCCTGCGATTTGTGTTTTGATTGTCATTAATATGCTCCTGCTTTGGTTTTCGACTGCTGTGCTGCGATTGCTTCTGCGGTCTTCTGTGCTGCGTAGGTGTCAAGCTGCGGGGTTTCGATGTAAACGGAGATGTTGTTGACGGTTCCTCCTGCGTCCTTGATGTCTTTGAGGGTGGAGGTTACTTCGTCCAGCTTCGTGGAGATGCTTCCGGTGTTTGTTCGCGACTCTTCTGCGTCGGTTTTGAACTCTTCGGTTGCTGCCTCGAGTGCGGTCACTAAATTTGTCCATGCCTCCGTGCTGTAAGCATTGTCTGCGCTGGTTATCAGGTCATTGTATTGCTTTATGAAATTCTGATACTCTTGGGATGATATCTGCCCGGTTTGCTGCAGTTCGTCCATCGCGTTGATGATTCTGCTTGCCTGTTTCTTGAGCTCACCTGTTTCTGAGTTGTCAAACCAGATTGATGCTATTTTTGCGCCTATTTCCTGCCAGAAATCTCCCCATAAGTCTAATCCTGCGCGGGGTTGAAGTTCAAACGTATTAGTACCCATTCCGGGCATGCTTTCGATATATGCTCTTTCTTGAGCTGCTCTCATTACATCGACGACTGCGTCCTTGTCTCTTCCAGCTATCAAAGTGTATAGTTCCTGGTCTGATAAGTCTGTTGAACTCAGCAGTTTTGCTAATAATTGACCTGCGGTGGCGTTCGCTTTTTCTTCGGTGTCTTTGTATAGTGTGATGAGTTCCTGGATGGCTGCTTCGTCTTTTTCTTCTGCAGAGAGTGCTGCTTCAAGCTCGGATTTTATGTCAGGTAATGTTTCGACTGCGGTCGCGATTTCTGTCTGTTGATTCTGATATTCTCTTTGCAGAACCGCTGAGCCTTCGCTTGCTGTTTTGTATGTCTGACCCCAGGCGGTGAATAGTTTTATCACTTCCTGGTAATCCATATTGACTCCTGCGCTGCTGCTGTGATACAGCTTATCATAGTTTGTCAGGGTGCTCAGGGTGTCCGCGAGATTTGCTTCGAATGTTCCCGCTTTCTGATATTGGTCTGCCAATGTGACGAGTTGTTGCAGCGTGGCCAGTGTGTCTTCCTCCTTGAGCCCATAATCGCTGTTTATTTTGTTGATTTGGCGCAGGAGGTCTGCAACATCGATTCCGCTCCTCTGTGACACCTGGATCGCATATTCCGCGAGCTGCTGACCATATCCTCCTTCGGACATGTCGAGGTTCCCGAAGTATTTTGCCATGTACTCCCCGGCGCGCGCTTCGATTTTTTCGTCGGCTCCGTGGAGATTACTTATTGCCTGGTTGTATTTGTTCAGGGCCGCGGTGGCTGCTTCGGTGTTTTGTTTCAACGTCATAAAGTCCTGGTATGTCCGGACCGTAGTCTTTTGAAGATCGAGCATATATTTGGCTCCTGCGATTAATATGCCCCCCAGCGCAGTGATGCTGAGCGCTCCTTTCAGCTTGTCTGCTGCGCTCTTCAAACCTAAAATATCAGAGTCTGCTTTCTTGGCTTTTTCTCCGGTTCTCGATATTTGGTCTCCTGCAGTTTCAGTCTGGTTCCCGGCAGTCTGCGCTGCGGAGCCTTCCTTCCGGAATCCGTCTTCGAGATCTCCTGAGTTTTCAGCTGCATTTTCTGAAGCTCTGGCGCTTCGGTTCGCTGCGTCGTTGTATTCGTCTATGTCTCGACCGGTTTGGATTGCTGTGTCCCCAGTGCGGTCGAGTTCGGTCTGAAATTCTGCCGCACCTTTTGCTGCGCTGTCTGTCGCTGCGTCGAGGCTTTTCAGTTCCTTTTTCGCAGTTGCTGTTCCTTTTTCCAGCTTTGAAGTGTCGGCGATTACTTTGATAATAATTGATCCTGCTTCAGTTTCTGCGCTCATGGTGTGTTCCTCCTGATGAGTTCGTCCGCTCCTCCGTTGGGTCCGAGTTCCAGGTCGAGGTGCTTTGGTGTTTTTATTTTAGTCTGTGCCATTTTTGCACCAAACATGGCGGCTTGTATTCCTGCAGTTTGGTGTATGGCTTGTGATTTCTGCCATTCGCGGGCATATTCTGAATACCTCAAAACCTCCGCAAAGGTTAAGCGATGCAGTATATAGTGTCTTGTCCATCCGGTTGCGAATGAAATATCAGCGATTATCTTGTGGATGTCGATGATTCGTTCTTCTCCGGCGCTCCGGCCGGGATCAGAAAAGGGCCGACCACTTCCTGCAGCGGTTTGTATGTCTTCAAAACATAACTGGTGACAGTTGTTATGAATGCAGCGACCTGGTGCTGGTTTCCTTCTTTCAGGATGTCATCGGTGGTGATGTCTTTTCCTTGTTCCTGCACTATATCGAGGATAAGTTGAGTTGCCTCTTCCGGGTTTGCGTCTCCGGTTTTGACCTCTTCTATCATCCGCAACATTCGGATTGTGTTGTATGCGCTTATTTTGGCGACGTCGACCTGAACTTTGCCCAGCGTCACAATTACCGGGTCCACTGCGATTTCCTCGCAGTGGATGATAGTTGTCTTGCTCATGAGCTGGTTACTGCGACCGGAACGTAGCGGGTGACGCTGTCGGTCGTTACAGCGATGAGGGTGTTTCCGGCTGCGACTCCTGTGATTAATCCTGCGCTGCTTACTGTCGCGACTGATACATCAAGGGAACCGTAAACCGTTGTCGTTCCTCCGGTGACAGTCAGCTGCTGTGTTCCTCCAACCGTCACGGTTGCTGATGCCGGGCTGATGGTTACTGTTGCAGCTGCGTTCGGTGTCACGATTGTTCCAAATCCGTTTATGCCGTCAATCTCTGCGCTGACCTTTACCGGGAGAACAATCGGGACGGTGCCGTCTTCGTCTGCCGGATAAGAGAAATCCAGCTCGCTGGTGCACTTGGCTTTGTTCAGCGTGATGACCTGGTTTGCCATGCCGGGGGTGGTGTTGGTGATGCGGATGCTGCGCTGCGGTCTGTTTCCGGTTCCTGCATAAACCCCGATGGTGGTCATGTTGCTTGCGGTTGTGACGGTGTCGATATTCCCGCGCAGCAGCTGTATGACGGTCGGGTTCCAGCCTTCCTGTAACTCAAAGCTCCAGTCCCAGGTTTCCGGTGTCGGGTCTCTGGTGATCGGTGGTGCGTTGTCGGGCTTAAACTTCTGTTCTCCGGATGTGGTGGTGGTGGCGCTGATGCTCTTCAGTGCTCCTACGTTGACCCATACGTTTGAGTCGTTCTTGATCTCAATCTTTGCGCTTCCCCAGCGGATTGCGCCGGGGTTCTGGATGGTTGTCTGATAATTTGTCATGCTGTTGTTCTCCATGCGACCGTATAGTCTGCCATGGTTCTGTATGTTCGGGTGTCAACTGTGAAATAATCGATGATTGTTCCCGGTCGTATGCTAAAGACTGCGAGGTCTTCCTGCGTGAGGCTGCGGTTCGTCAGCGCTCTTTGTACTTCTTCGGCGAGGTCGTTTGCGCCTGCGTGGGAGTATGCGTAGCAGTCGACCTGGATGCGGGTGCTGCGTGCCATCGTCAGCGGGTTGAGTGTCTCGCTGATCCTCTGCAGGGTTATGGCAGGCAGCTGCGGTCTGGTTCCTGGTGGAGAAATATCGAAGATGCGACCCTGTGTCGCTGCATAGACTTCCGGGTTATTCAGGAGCATTGTCCGGATAACCGGTTGGATTATGCTTGCCCCGGTCATTTTGCTCCACCTTTCTTCAGGCTGTCTGCGATAACCCTGACTGCTTCGTCCTTGCGTGCTTCAAAAGCGGGACGGATGAAAGGCTGCGCAGGCTGTCCGGTTGTCCTGTGCCATCCTCCCCACTTTTTTCCGTCTCCTTTCCACATCCACGGTGTCTTGCGTCCCTGCCCGTTCTCTGCATGGATGCCAGTCCCGAATTCTACGAAACCGGCATATTCCACAGCGGTTCCTACAGTGAGCACCGTCTCGTCCTCGTCCTGTTTCAGGATGGTGGACTGGATGCTGTCGCGTAACCTTCCTGTGTCAACCGGGCAGAGGCGTTTTGCCTCTCCTTCAAACACAAGACCTCCGCGGAGCAGCGCTTTCTGGATTTTGTTCTGCAGCTGTTTTTTCTGTTTGTCCAGTCCTTTCTGCGCTTCGGTGAGTCCTTTGATTTCGATTCCGGTTCCTGCCATCAGTGGCCTCCATACGTGATTAAAACCGTTAAAATCGCGGTGACTGCGCCAATCGCGCCGCCAATAAAGGCAGTGAACACTCCGATTGCTTTCCTTCCTCCTTCGTCCTTTGCCTTTGCAATCTTCAGCTCCTGGATTGAGTTGGTGAGTTCATCAATCTTGGCGTCGGTCTGCTGCAGTTTCTGCAGGATCATTTCCTGTTTTGCTGCGAGTTCTCCGATATATCGGTCGATTTCGGTTGCAGTCATGCTCCTCCTTGCGTGTGTTCAGTCTCTCTGAGCTCCAGCTTCGTGTGGTTTATGCTGCGGCCGTTTGCGGTGTAAACCTGTGTCACTGCGTTTATCCAGTAATCTCCCTCAAACCCTGGAGTGGTGGTGGAGAGTTTATCTCCTTCTGCTGCGTCGGTTGTCGGCTCCAGGATGCACTCTGCTGTTATCATCTGACCTTGTTCTGTCGGGATTGCAGTTCGTCTCGCAAACCGGCAGGGTCTCTGGCTGAGCGCTGTTTCTGTCCTGACCGGGTTTCCGTAAGCGTCGAACCCTCCGGCTTGGGTTGTCCTGCGCTGGGTGATGACGCAGGTATGTGTCAGAAATATTGCCGGGAGGGGCATTTAATCTCCCTCCACGTTGTAAAAAAGAGTCGCTGCCTGTATATCCTGTTGTGCGAGTTGTCCCTCAATGTACAGTTTCAGCGCGGTGTTTGCGATGCGCTCGTGATATGCGATATCCTCTGCGGTGTTGGTGGTGAAGGCTGCATCCTGTACAGTGTGGGAGTTCGGGCGGGAGAGATCGGTGTTTTTGCGTGCCAGGATTAAAGCTGCGGTGAAGTATGCCGCTGCGTCCTGCAGTGTTGGTTCTGCGGTCTGCACGGGTGCGGTCAGTCCGGCCTGTTTTATTCTGGCGTCACATCTGCGCTGCGCCACTTCGATTAATGATGCGAGGGTGGTGTTGTCGATGTCGCTGGTGCTGATGTTGGTCAGCAGGCGGACGTCGTCAGTGGTGCAGTATGCCATTGGTTCTCCCTCCTTATGGCTCTTCGACGGTCACGTTGACTTTGACGGTCTGGGTGATTGTGCTTTCGGTGCTGTGTGTGGCGGTGATGGTCACTTCGGTGGCGGTTGCGACCGGTGTATAAACTCCGGTGGAGCTGACGATGGAGAGCTTTGTGCTGTCACTGCTGGACCAGGTCACGGTGTCGGTGGTGATCTCTTCTCCGTACTGGTCGATGACCTTTGCTGTGGCGGTTCCTGTGGCGGTGATGTCATCTCCAGCTGTCGGTGCGGTGATGATGATTGACGCTGCAGCTGCTGCGTTCAGGGTGGTGGTCTCAACCTTGCGGCTGTTGACAATTACTGCGGCGGGTTCTCCTCCGTAGCCTGCGGGGACGGTGATTGAGACGCTGTTCTTGGTGTTGCTTATCCCGAAGACGAGCAGCGGTTTGTTTGTGCCTCCGATGGTGACGGCTCTGACGTCCTGCGTTTTGTTATCTGCGGCCCATGTTACGTTGCCGCCGAAGTTTGCGGTCAGTGTTCCTCCGCTCTGGGTGAGGATGGTCATTGTGTGACCTCCTCAGTATGAAATGTAGACTGCGGCTGCTTCGTCTGCGTTGGTGGAGTCGTATTTGTGAATCGGTCCGGCTCCGAATCTGGCGGAGACTGCCATGGCTTCGAGGTCCTTATAGACGTCTCTGAAGTCTCCGTCGAGTCCTATCTGCTCCCGCATGGCGACTGCGACTGCTTTGTCCTTCGCGTAAACGATGGCGCCGATGCCGTTGCTGCCTCCGAAGGTTCCGGCTCCCGGGGTGTAATCGGGGCTGGAGTAGGTTGCTGGGGCGACCGGGTTCACGATGCATTTGATGCCGTAAAGGGTCGGAACTGCGCCGAGTGTCATGGCTTCATTTCCAGAGTAATAACTGGGGGTGAGCTCGTCTCTGAGCCATGCTCCTGCTTTGGGAGTGAGCATGATTCTGTCCGGCACATATCCTTTCTTCTGGATGTTTGCGATTTCTGCGTTGATGGCTTTCTTGAGGGTTTGCGTAGTGGTGACTGATTCGCTGGATGCGGTGGCTGCGTTGTTCTGCATCTCGTACAGTGCGACGGACTGAATGGTGTTGGCTGCTCTGGCTCCTGCTGCCTCTACTTCGTAGGCGACGATATCGATTTCGCTGTCGCGCATCATTTCCCGGGTGATTTCTGCGATGGTGCGGGTCTTGATGATGTCTATCATCGAGTAGAGGATGCGGTCGTTGTTGACTGCGGTGCTGGCTCCTTCTGCGACAATCGGTGCGTAAGACCCAAAGCTGTTTTTATTGCCTCTTGGGATCTTGACCTGGTTGCTGGTGGTGTTGAGGACGGTGTTGCAGTCCGCGGCGGACATACTGGAGCCCAGAGAGCGGAACTCGAACTTGTTGCCGGTGAAGGCGAAGGGACTGGTGCGGTTCCGGTCGGTGGTGTCCT